AACATAAGCACTATTAGGTCTAAGGTAGGACGTAGCAGACAAGTGGGTTAAAAAGTTAGTGCCTAACACGTTGTCATAAGAAACATTCCTTAGTATTTTATCTAAATCTCTCCGACACTTATCCCTATTGTAATTAAAGATATACTTGTCATTAACAAACTGTATTGTTTCTTCTTGTATAAATTCTTTATTAAGTCTTAATAATTCTGCTGCATCTTCTTCGCCCAACCCATCCGATTCTACACTGTCTGCTTGATATCTAACACCGTCAATATAAAAAGCAGTAGGCATATTTGGTTTTCTATAAAAGCCACTAGCAATCATAGCACCGTCTGATTCTACTATATCTACATTAAAATCCTGATTGCCTGTAAATCCATCAGCAAACATTCCGCCATGGAAGCCAACTGCGTAAGGGTCAGTGTTGTAACTACTTTTAGCAAAACATACTCCTGTATGAGGATAAGGTGATTTGGTTAAAATTTGTCCTTCTGGATCTAGTACAAAACAAAAACTGTTGTGAAGATCGGTTCCGAAATCATGGAACCAGTTTGTGTCATTACATAAGAATATATCAATATCTGTATTATCTTTAGGAGTTGAAAACTCATCCGAAGCATCAGTTAAATAATGAAATCCAAAATAACCGTCTGGATACTCATCAGTCTCTCGCCAAAAACGAACTTTTGCCCAAGGTGATTGAGAAACTACTCCAGCTTTAGGCCGTACAGTTGTACGTCTTTGTCCACTGCCAAATATAGATGTATTAGTTGGAACACGAATAGGAAGATGTTCTTCATAAATGCCACTTGCTACCTTAACAAGAACTTGTACTTGCCGATATGGTTGTTCTTCATTTACAAAAGGCTCTGTTTCTGGTCTAGCATTGACTATATCTTCTGCCAAACGCATTGCTGCGTTGATTGTTCTAAATGCAGTGCCCCAACTACGCCCTCTTTGAGCTCCATAACGTCTACTATCAGTTCCGTCTAAACTAACATGTAATTCTATTACATCGCCAGTAATGACATTTTTATCAAGGAAAAACCATTCTTCACCATCACTGAACTCTAAAACTTTGTCCTGGCTGTTAAATCGTAATCCACCTTTTAAAGGAGCAGGGCGTTGTGCATTTAAACCTCCAGGTAATCTTAAACTTCGTGCAAGTCCATCGTCTCCTAGGATTACTGCTACGTTATCTCCAACTTTTAGGTCACCGTTTGTATCGACCACCACAGCATCATTAAAAACACTTATGCCGCCATAGGTTTCACCATCACCGACAAACACTTGTTTTAATTCTGTGTCGTAAATAATTTCGCCTTTGAGAGGTACAAATTTTAGTCTTTCTGCTGTTGTACCTCGGCGTAAAAGGATACTACCTAATTCTGCCATCTATTAATTCCTATTCGGGTTATAGTCTGGATTAGGCACATATGTAGCTGTACCTTCTTTAGGTAGTAGTCCTCCGTTTTGATAATTTACACTTTGCGCAAATGATCCTCCGTCCACTTGTACAAAAGATGTAGCATTGCCATAGACAAGTTTACCGCCTTCTACAGCTGATCTAGTAAAAAGATTTGTTTCATCAAATGGGGCACCACGATATAAAGTCATACTATACATCCTCTTATGATGTATTTATCGTTGACTTTATTAGGTTTAAGAAAGAGCTATACCTGTGGTGCTTTGCACATATTGCTTGCTAATTTCTTCTTCTGTTTTAGCAATACAACTTACTGCGTTTGATTGCAATACAAATTTAGAATTTGCAGATACACTAAACATGAAAGGTGCTAGACCTAAACCAGTTTGTTGAGCAATAAGGACCATTGGTTTATGCACTGTGTATCCTTTTGCATCTTCTGCTTCTAAACGTCCAATAATTTCTTCACCTGAAGTTAGTTTAAAACTTACATTATCGCCTACTTTGTAGGGAGTTTCAATTAACATTATAAACTGTATCCTGTTCCGTTATAATTAGTATCTTCTAAATAGCCTGCAAGGTTTTCATACCCGCCTATTTTTTGTCCATTTACCACAATTTGTGGAAATGTACGTGCTTCAGGAAACTCTTGTAAAACTTCCTCACGCTCAAAGTCTACACCAAGTTGCCTGTATTCATACGATAATTTACGCATTTCACATAATCTTTTTGCTGCCTCGCAATGCGGACATTGTGGTTTACCCCATATTTGTATCATAAACTAAATCCTTTTAACATATTTTTATCGACATCTTGTTTTATTCCGCCAATAACATAGCTTTCAACTTCTGTTTCTTGTGGAGCAACTTGAAGTCCGCTACTACTTAGCCAATGCTGTGTCCATGGTAAAGGATTTGTGTTTACTGGAGCATCAAAAATAGCATTAAAGCCTAAAGCCTTAAGACGTCTATTGGCAATATATTCCACGTACTGATGTAAAAGTGTAGAGTTTAGTCCAATCATTGATCCGTCTTTAAACAAATAGTCTGCCCAGTCTTTTTCTTCCGCCACACATTCGCGCCATAGGTTATAAACATCTTCTTCACATTCTTTTGCAATCTTGGCCATTTCAGGATCATCTTTACCTTGAGCCCATAGTTTCAATACATGTGTTGAAAGTGCCAAATGCTGTGCTTCATCCCTAGCAATAAGACTAATAATCTTAGCACTACCTTCCATTAGCTTTAGTTCTCCAAAGCCAAATGTACAAGCAAAACTCACATAGAAGCGAAGACCTTCAAGAATATTAACAGTCATCATCGCGAGATATAATTTTTTCTTAACCTCTTTAAGACTACCTTCTTTGCGATGGAAGTATGCATCTGACGCTGCATTAAACTCGTCATAGTATTTTGTAACACTTTGCGCACGAGCCAAAATTTTATCATCATCAAGTATAGTATCAAATACTTCACTGGGGTCAGCATAAATGTTCTTCATAATGTGTGTATAGGAACGGCTGTGTATAGTTTCAAAAAAGTCCCAAGTTACAATGCAGCCTTCCAGTTCAGGTATACTTACATGAGGAAGGAAAGACAAACAAGGTCCACGTCCTTGTACTGAGTCAAGCAGTGTTTGATACTTGAGATTGGCGGTAAAGATGTGCTTCTGCTCTGGACGGAAGTTTGCATAGTCTGCTCTATCTTTTTGCAAACTTACTTCTTCAGGCCGCCAAAAGTAACCAAGCATAGTTTGATTTAATTTATCGAACACAGGAAATTTAAATGTGTCGTATCTTTGGGTGTTTTGTTCTGCACCAAAAAACATATTCTGCTTTGTAAAGTCTACTTTTTCTTTGTTAAAAACTGTTCGAGACATACTTGTTCCTTATTTTTTGTATACTATACTAAATTTTATTAGGGTTGTCAACCTTAAATTGCGCATGCTTCGCACATTTCGTCATTTTCTTTATCATCGCTAAAGCCATTAAGGATTACTTCCACAGGCTTTTCTTCTACTAATTCGCTAGGATCTTCCTTGTAATCGTATGTGTTTTGATAGTAAGAAGTTTTCCATCCTAACTTGTATGTAGTCAATAAATCGTTTATCATTTGACTCATTGGCACTTCATTATTTTCATAGTGTGTAGGATTGTAACTCCAGTTGCCTGAAATAGCCTGATCGAAAAACTTTTGCATCACCGCAACAATTTTGATGTAACCTTCGTTGCTAGGCATGTCCCACAGCAAGGTGTAGTGTTGCTTAAGACTTTGATATTGTGGAACAATCTGTTTAAGGGGGCCCTTTTTGCTTTTCTTAACGGACAGGTATCCTCTAGGTGGCTCGATTCCGTTTGTTGCGTTCGACACAACGGAACTGCTCTCCGAAGGCATTTGTGCGGACAATGTGCTGTGCCGTAACCCGAATTGTTTAATATTGTTGCGTAAAGATTCCCAATCATAATTTAACTCATTTGCTACTATAGTGTCAACATCCTTTTTATATGTATCAATAGGAAGAATGCCGTCGCTGTATTTAGTACGTCCAAAAGCGTCACATGCACCGCGTTCTTTAGCAAGTGTGTTAGATGCTTTTAGTAGATAGTATTGGAAAGCTTCTGTTAGGTCATGTACAAGTTTCCATGCTGTCTCGTCACCATAATTGGCATGATTCTTTGCAAGATAATGTGCTAGACCAATGTAGCCAATTCCTAAAGAACGACGAGCTTTAGTTGAAATCTCAGCTGCCTTGATAGGATAGCGTTGATAATCAATTATTTCTTCCAATGCTCTTACTGCAAGATCACACAATTCTTCTAAGTCATCTAAGGTTCTAATAATTCCTACATTGATTGCACTTAGGATACACAGAGCAATTTCTCCATTTTCATCGTCAATGTGTTGTAGTGGTTTTGTAGGTAGTGTAATCTCTTGGCACAAGTTACTCATATAAACAGTGTCTTTGAAACTGCTGTGTGTGTTAGCGTGGTCTACATTCATAATATAAATGCGACCTGTTTCTGCACGTTCTTTGATAAGTGCTGAGAACAATTCCATTGCATCAATGCGCTTTTTCTTAATGCTAGTAGCACGTTCGTATTTTTCGTATAGTTCTTGAAACACTGCTGGATCGCCAAAGTATGCTTCGTATAATCCTGGTACATCATGTGGCGAGAAAAGAGTAATTTCTCCACCAGCTAACAATCTTTCATACATTGTTTTATTAAGTTGGATTGAGTAGTCTAGTTTGCGTACACGGTTGTCTTCTGTACCTTTGTTATTTTTCAGTACAAGAATGTCTTCAATCTCTTGATGCCAAAACGGGAAATGTGTAGTGGCACTGCCGCCTCTTACTCCATTTTGTGTGCAACATCTTACTGTGCTTTCAAATTTCTTTAGAAACGGAATGATTCCTGTATGGGCAACTTCTCCTCCTCGGATTTTTGAGTTAACTCCTCTAATGCGTCCTGCATTGATTCCGATGCCTGCCCTTTGCGCTGTGTAGCGGCCAATGGACATATCGCTGGCAAAGATGCTATCAAGTGTGTCGTCGCTATCAACAAGAACGCAGGAGGCAAACTGGCGCACAGGAGTGCGTACTCCGGCCATGACCGGGGTTGGAATGTTGATTTTAAAAAGTGAGGTCGCATCGTAGTATCTCCTTACATAATACATTCTATTTTCAGCAGGATAGTTTGCAAATAGAGTTGCTGCAATCATCATGTACATATATTGTGGTGTTTCGAATAAGTCTCCAGATGATCTATCCTGTACAAGGTATTTGTCTACAACTTGACGTAGGCCTGCGTAGGTAAAGTTTTCATCACGCTTGTGGTGTATATAACTATCCATGCGATCAATTTCTTCGTCAGTGTATTTCTCTAATATTTCTGAATCGTAAACACCCCTGTCTATATTTTGTCTAATCATATCGCGCAAAGGAATAGTTTGAAACTGGCCAAAAACTTGCTTATACAAACCATAAGTTAATAGTCTAGCTGCTGCAAATTGATAGTTAGGATTATCTAAAGAAATCAAATCGTTTGCAGAACGAACAAGAATTTCTTGTATTTCTGAAGTGCTCATGCCATCATAAAATTGTAAATTAGCGTTCATTTCAATTTGGCTGCTACTAACACCTGCTAAGTTTTTACAAGCTTCTTCTACAACAAAGTGTATTTTTTCAATGTTTAGTGATTCTCTGCGGCCATCGCGTTTTACAATTTTTATACCATTTGACATGTTCTTTTCCTTCTTGTTATAGGTTATTTATTGAAGTGGATCTAGTGTATAGACTGTTTGCGATACAAAACTTTGTGGCAATTCGCTCCTATCTATACATGTATTATTCCATCCTAAAATATGATTATTTACAAATAGCAGATAGTATTGTTCTTTACTGTCCCTATCTATACCAATATGTATCTCAAAATTTGACCCCTTAAAGCGTTCAGTTAACTGTAAAGAATACGCCATTCCTAGTACAATACAGAACTGGCAATATTGATTTTCTAAAACAAGTTCCCATGGACTAGGCCAAGTTGCTTTATCCCAAGGATCGGTGTGTATACTCACCCTCGGAGCATGGTCGTAAGCTTCTATAAGATCTTTGAGTGGTGTGGTTGATACTTCTAAACTCTGCCGAAGGCAGCTCCACGAAGATAAGCGATCCTCATATTTTTGATCGAACATTATTCCCCGCTTGCGTCTATTCTAGTTTTTTTAAGTTTCACTTTGTACTCTATTTGCGATGCATCATCGGAAGGCATCTGATTTGAAATCTTAACATCTATTACACTTACTTCACCAAAGAATGTCTCTAGTGTAGCATCAAAATAAATTTTGTCAAGATATAAATCGCTGCCTGCTCCTATAAATGTATGCTCGTCTGATACTGCAACTGTCTTGTTGTAACCGTCACAGTTTATAGTTAATGTTCCTGCTCTATGGGCAGCATACGTTCTACTAGTTATAATATAATCTATTTCATATGTTTGGTTAGCAACATCTTGTTCTGCTGGAAGTCTAAATGTCTTTGCATATATAGGCTCACTGTCAACGTTAAGACCTGTGTAACCAATTGTGTTAAGTACATGTCTTTCGCCAAATTCGCAATTGACACTTCCTTCAATCTCTGGAACATAATCATAACTAATCCAATAGGCAGGTGTATAACTAAGCTCTTTTGTTCTAGCAAAGTAGTCTTTGTCACTACCGTTGGTGCTAGTTTCATACTTAATAATACTGTGCTGACTTTGATATTCTGCGCCGCCATCACAGCCACAAGAATTAAATTTATTAGAAATACTATTGTTCCATTCTCCAAACTTAATCCAAATTGCCTGTTTGTCTATGTTGCTAAATCTAGATTTTTCAAAAATGTTATTGTAAGGACCGTAATTTTTACTAGAGTATAACCCTGGATCTAAACTTATTAGATTAATACCAAATGCCACTCCGTATCCTAAACTATTAAAATCACAATCTGTCCAAATGTTATTGTTTGTATCCCAATCAGAACTTACCGCGTAACTAAAGCCATCTAAAGTGACGTTCTTAAATGTATTATTCTTAGTTTCAACAACGCTAGATACCAAACTAAGATTGTTTAGTTCCACAGCTACTTCTGATGTAGAAATTGTGTCACTTGTTGACCAAGGACCTTTGATTTTCATATCTTCAAAGTAACTGTCTTTACAGCAATCAAGCACTAAACCTTTATTTCCTGTTGCAGTTGTGTCGATTGTAATACCTTTGATTGTGATATTACTAGGTTGATTTAGTGTAGTGGTGCTTGCTTTGGTTGCAGGTGATCCTATTATACTATCTGCATTGACAGTTTTAAATATTTCACCAATTGTAGTTGAGCATTTAATTATTGTTTTATCACTACCTGCACCTACCAATGTAGCGTATGGAGGTATATAAATTGTATCACTAATCAAATACTCTCCTGCCTCTAAGTGTAATACTACTCTACTTTGCGGTAATCCGCCGTTAGATGTATTTAGATAAAGTTGATCAATAGCAGTTTGTAATTGTGAGGTTACATTTGTAGTTCCGTCGCCTACAACGCCAAACGCTCTGATACTTACTCTGTCGTCAAGTCTGTCTTGAAGCGAACGTTGTACTGGTGTTGCACCAGTTATAAGAATACCGGAATCATTTTTATAGATATAAGTGTCAGCAACAGAAAATATATCATCATACTGTGTTAAAACTTTTGTGTTGCCTACCTGCGGAGCGCCTTCACTTACTGGTCCATTACCGATATAAAGTTCCCTAGTGTCAACTGCCCAACCAAACTCACCAGACGATAGTTGAGGTACTCCAGTTCCTATGTTTTTTTGTCCTCTACGAACTTGAATTCTTGATATTTGTACGACAGCCACGTGATTCTCCTACGCTTTTATTATGTATTTATGCGAACTTTTCATAATAGGTATACACTCGTTGGTACCATTCGTTGCGCCATTCTTCGTACTCACTAGGCCAAATATCAAACTGTTGATACTCACCTGCACGACTGCACATAAACACATGTCCTTCGCATATATTCGTTCCGTAGATTTCATTGTGTGCTTCTGCATATGCGACAAGTTGTAGGAAATAGTCAACTACCCATTCGACTTTTTTAGGCTTGTTAGTTTGTTTAAAGTCCATGATAGAGGGTTTACCTCTGTACTGTCCAACTAAGTCAGTTGTACCTGCATACATGTTAGGCATGTATAAGTTTACTTCTGACCCCCATATTTCATCTACATCTGTTAGTGCTTGAGTTTTTATTTGTTCTGCCATCATATGTGCTTGTTGAGCATATGGATTGCTTCCAGGCTGTGGCCATTCTCCTGTGTCGATGTAATCTTCGAGATACTTATGCATCCTAGTACCCACACCTGCGGCTTCAGTTACAATCTCTTGTGCCTTTGCTTCCCCTACTCGTTTCCGCCATTGTACCAAGTGTGTTTTATCTTTGGTAGCGTCAAGTATTGTTGTTACGCTTGCAACAGCATTACCGTCAGGTGTTTCATATAAACGTTTACCGTTTACTTGTTTTCTAGATATTGATTGGTAGTCGTATTTCTTTATTATTAAAGTCAAAACATTTTCCTATATAATTTAATTTATTATATAGTCAATAGTAGTATTTGTCAATTGAAAATTAAAGTTTTGCACCAACATCTGTAGCACGTTTAGCCATTTGATCCACAGTATCGCCGCCTGTTTGACTATCTGCTTGAGGCACATCAGACTTTTCTTGTTTAGCAGTTTTTGGTTCTATACCTTCCTGACTAAAATTAGACACCATTGCTTTTACTCTTGGATCAGTATCATATGCTGCTTTGAAGGAATTGTAATCAAATGTTTCTGCGCCAACATTCTGCATAAGTTTATTTAGATCTAAATTTTTTGATCCTTGGCGTATTGCATCTGCTTTAGGTTTATCAAAATGTAAAAAAACGGTGACGCCTTTTTGATCAGCATCACCGATTATTGTTCTAAGTACTTGTACTAATTTACTAGGCTGGGCAGTTTCATCCTCTGTCACTTTTTTTTTGACAAAAGAACTCCTAATCTGCGTGACTGCTCTAGCATTGCTTTCTTTTTGTACATGCGTGACTCGCGTCTTGCACGACCTGCTTCATCTGTGCCACCAGCTGCTGCCGCTGCTGCTCCAAATTCGTCTTGGTCAACTGTTGGCTCCATGTCAGCTGTATCTAGTTCTACACCTTGTGCTGCTTCTGCTTCTGCATCTGCTGCACCCATGTCCGGAGCAGGTGCTTCGCCTTCGCCAGTTAACATACCAACGCCTGTCGTTAAACTAGTGCGTGTACCTTCCATTGCGGCGTAAAGTTGTTCTAGTGCAGGCTTAACAGTGTTAACAAAAGCGTCTGCTTGTTGTTGTCCCATTTCATCGCGGATAGCGTCAGCAAGTTCTAGCATGGACTCTGACTGCATTTCTGCTGTGTCTTCCATCCAACCAGTAAGTCTGTCAACCATATCTTTAGAAGCCATTACTAGTTCTGCTTTATCTTCTTCGCCTTCACGTATAATAGAATCACCTAATAAATCAAATAATGATCCTGGTGCTTTTTGTGCATTAGGATTGTCTGTTTGTTGTGCATTAGGATTGTCTGTTTGTTGTGCTTTATCGGCTTGGAACCTATCAATTCTTCTCCTAATTTCTGCACGTTTTTCAGGAGAAATAGCGTTGTATGCCTTTTCAGCCTCTGGATTTAAAGTTAAAATTCCTGCATCAAGCATCATCTGCACTGCTGGATCATCTATCTCAACATTACCGTCACCATATGTACGACCTCGTATATCACCTACTGGCTTTGTACCAAACCTTTTCTGAATTGCTTTCTGTAAGTTTAGGTCAACTTCGTCTTCACTATCTACACCCATAAACTCGTCTACTTGATCTTCACCAACTGGCTTTTTCTTTTTATCTTTAAGAGCTTTTTTCATAGGCTCTTTTTTGTCTCCGTCACCATCGATATCAATATAGTCTGGTTTTGCTGCTTCTTCTACATCTGAACGTTCGCTAATAGCTGCATTGAGAACATCAAGGAAGAGTTTGTTCTTGCTATAGGTTTGGTTTTTGTGTAAGCCGCCATAGCTTTCGTTTGTTTCAATATCACTAAGTTTTGTTCTAATTTTATTACGAGCATCTTGTAGTTGCTCTAAAGTAAATTTATCTGTATCAATACGAGTACCGTACTTCTTTGCGAGCGTCTCGTTCAAAGAAGCTGAAGTAATCGGTCTGTTAATTTCTCTTATAATCATGTCTACTCTTCCTAATAGATTTTGTTATAGTTATTTATGCCAATTATGAAAATATAAAACAATCTAGACGCTTGATAGCAGCATAGGTCCTATCTTTTGCAATTTGATATCTAATCTCTATGGCTTCTTTTTTAAATTCGTCTTTTGTTGTTGATATTGTGTGTTTATAAAAAATCGAATCTATATACTGTTTTTCTATTTCTTTGTCCAAAGGTAAGACAAATTTTTCTATGTCTCTATTTTTATTGTAAGCTTTGGCAAGAGCAATAGCAGCTCTTTTACAAAATGTTTCGTATAAAAAACTGCCTTCTTTGGTGATATCATATATCACATAACCATTTTTATTTTTTCTAATAACAGTTTTACCTATACGGATGCTGTTTCCCTTTTGGTAAGGAAACATAGTCGGATCTATATTAGATTCGATTATTTCGTTTAAATCTTTAAGGATTTTTTCATTTATCATTTTTTGCAACCACAAAACTATTTTTATGACGTATCTTACTTACCAGACTTTTTCGTATCAAGTTGTTAATAATGACTTGTTCTCTTTCGTTAAGACTACTTATTGCTACAGGGGTGTCTAACGAGTCATAAAGAAACTTTTCCTCGTTAGTCATGTATATAGAAAAATCTGCAATAAGATCGTTTATTTTCATCTGATGCTTGCAATCTGTGCTTGTATAGCTTTTACGTTTTCTTTAGCTGCTTTTTCAGCGTCTTGTGCTTGCTTTAGTTGTATTTGTAACTGCTTCTTTTGTGCAATTTTTTGTTGGTTTTGTTTCATAGGATCCATTGCCTGACCCTGTTGATCTGCTGCTTGGTTTGTTGCAGTGTTAGCTTGTGTTTGCGGAGTAGATGGTGCGCCAGCTACATTAGTACCGGGTGCGCCAGGTGCTGTAGGGATTGCTTCGTTTACTATATCTAATATTTTCATATCTTTTTCCTTCTGGTGCCAGCATTCATTCTTGCTACTCTTTTTGAAACAGGGTTAGTCCTTTTAGTCCTACTTGTTTTAATTTTTATAGTTTGTCCTTTAGCCCTTTTGGTTGCTTTAAACTGTTGGCTTTTCTTAATGTTGATAGGTGCCATACAAGCCGCCGCACTTGCTCTAAGTTGTCCTTTTCTCGGACCTGTAGTACATCTATACTTATATGTAGGCCCGCTTTTGCTTTTACCCCATGCTCGAGTTGCTTCAAAAATCTCTACTACTAGCATTATCTGTTTAGCCTTTTCAACAACTTTGATGCAGGATTTACTCGTTTAGTTTTTCTTGCCTTTCTAACTATACGTGATCCTAATCTTGCTTTTGTTCTTTTAAAAGTTGCTCTCTTTTTCAAATCAACTGGTTCGAAGCATTGAGATGTTTTGGCAACAACTCTGCCCTTTCTTCGGCCTGAAGTACAACGATATTTTCTTACCAGTTTCGTACCTTTTCTGGCCCAAACCTGTTTTTCGTCTAGGGATATAGTCAACTCTCTTAATAACATAAAGTTATTTATGCAGATTTTAATTGAAAGATATTAAAAGTACAACAATAGTAGATAGTAGGCCAGCAACAATGGTTCCGGCTGCACCTACTATTACTTTTATCATTGAAGAATTACCACTCTGAATGTCTTTACGAATTTCAGTAACTGTGTGTTCTACTTTTTGTAATCTTTCATCCAGTTGCTGATAACGAAGAGCACACAGATCAACGTGTGCTTCTAAACTTTCTTTTTCTAATGATGTGGTAGGCAAATCTGCCATAATAAATTCTCCGTAAGTAAACTCGTAGTTGGCCTTAGTATGTGTTATTATGTTTGCCTATTGTATGCATTTATTTATCAGTCTTCTAAGAAATTAAACACTATGTTTGTGTCATTTTTACAAGAAGTTCTAAATACTCTGTTGTTGTTACTGGCTGTTTCATCTAGATCTGTAATGATAGGAATTAAATCAAAATCATTTTTTAGCATTTCTTGATTAATTGCACCTTCGTAATCTACTTCAAAACAAAAATCCCAATAACGCTGTTTACCTGTATATGATTTACCAAAGCCTAACGTGTCTATTTCTCCCACACAAACTTTACAATAAACAGGTGATAGGTTGACACGAAGTCCTATAGTTTGCAGAACAGTATTGTAGTTTGCCTGTTGACTATAAAGTTTTTTGTCGTCTTGTCTTCTAGCATTAGTTTCTGTAATATCAACAAGAGTTTTGAGTTTTATACGCATATTTTACTTATCGGTCATAAAAAAAGGGCCCACATAAATGTGAGCCCCAATCCTAAGGTAGTTAGGAAATATTAAGCAACTGCGAAGCTTGATGCTGCTGCAACTGCTGTGTCTGTTCCAACACCGTCAAGTGCTTCGATGCGAGCTGCAATTGAAGCTGCTGTGTTGTGATGACCGTCCATGATAACTGACATTGTGCCGTTACCATCGTTAGTTGCGTGAGCAAGCATTGGGCTTAGTTCACGTAGGATTAGGTCATATAGTGAACCTGATGCACCGTCGTTTGCACGTAGATCAACTGCTGTGTTGTCGCCGTTTGATGTTGAACGTACTGTGATTAGGTATCCCTGTAGTTGTGCTGTAGTTTCTAGTGTTCCTACTGCGTTTGCTCCACCGTTCGCTGGTGTTACGTCATATGTTACTGCCATTTTCTTTCTCCTGTTTCTCTAATGGCAAAACGCCGCTCAAGCGTTTTGTTACATTATTATTTACCATTTTACAGAAAAAACTAGTCTTTTAGGTGTTTTTTGGCTCTCTGATGGAGAACTTTTAGTTGTTGAATGTACCCCGGGCCTGCTTGTACAATCTCTGTAACCATTTTGATTACAGGCAAATATGCAGCCACCATTGTACTAGAAACCGCTGTTCCTTTTTTAGCAAAATTAATAAACTGCTTTGCCATCATTAATTTACTTGTACCAACCAAATATTTGTAATTGTTTATTGTTGCATCATCAACAACTATATCTGGAACACTGATGTTAGGTTCTGTGTCTACAACATTACTATTTTCAAAATCGCCTTGTTGTGCAAACTTTTCCAAGTGTTCTATTATATCACTTGATCTTAGTTTAGCTCTTGCAGCGTACAAAAGTTTTGTTATTGTTTGCCCACGCTGCACATTGTTTAGTTTACTAAAATTAAGTATGTTGCGTCTAATTATTTTATAGTCGCTATTTGTTATTTTTAACGCAGATTCTACCTTAATAACTATTTCACTACCGCTAGTTGTATCACTTCCTGTTGATATTTTATGTAAATATCCATTAAGTTGCATTGTTGGCAGGTGTACATACTGTCTCAGTCTTCTAGCAGCAGCCGGGTCTTTTAATTTATCTATTGCTTGGTCATCGCCTGTTACATAATATATAAAATTATATAAATCTGTAGCATCGACTTTAAATTTATTGTAGTTAGAATATTGAGTTGTTTTAGAAGTATATTTTTGTACGATATTTTTATATGCAGGAGACAATCTTAACGCTTCTAATATTAGAAGTGTTAGGTATAATCGTTCGCAACAATCTGTAAAAGTCAAAGACTTTCTATTATTTGCATCTCGGGTCATCCTAGCTTCTTGTAGGTCCTGCAAAAATTCCATCATTATCCTAAGTACTTCTGCATAAACATTTTTGGCATTTCGTGATAATCTTTAATGTCTAAGAAATCAACCAAACCATTTGATGTTTGAATATCCTTAATAAATTGTGTGCGAACTATTGGTTTCACTTTTTCAGTAGTAGCAAACATTCTGAGCATTCTAGCTTGGTCTGCTGTTACTTTATGTTCTTTCCCGTCATCTGTAACCACAGTATTAACAGGCTTTGGATTGCCTTGACTATCCAAAACTTTTCCTAGTTGATCAAACATAGATGCTTGCTTAAAGCCTTGACCTTCATCATCATCTCTGTCTAATTCTGATCCTAAGTTACCTAAACCAAAGTCTCTAAATGATGCTTCTTTAACAATGTCATTCATTTTCATTGTAGTATTCCTTATCGTTGTACTGATCTATTTGCCCTGGTAAAATATTTACGAGGTACAAGTTTTATGTCACCTTGTGGGTGAGCCATTACATAACCTTCACCACCTTCACCGTGGGCATCTGAAGTTACAGGACCATGTGGCCCTATTGAAGCCTTAACATCTGTATTATGACTATCAAATTGATTGATTACATCATCTTTAATTTGTTGTATGCCTTTTACTATTGTCCATAATGCAATAAAGCCTTGATTGTTTTCCCTAATCCATTCAAAAATTCTTTTCTTTTTGGGATCACTTAATTTACTCGTACTTAGCCAATTTTCAAAATCGTCGCCTAAGGTTGAAAGATCGCCATCTACTTTGTGATTTGTATAGGTGTATAAAACTTGACTAAAATCTTTAATTTTTAATTCTGTAAGTCTTGCAACATTAAGAAGTGCATCGATTGCTTGTGCGTTCTGAGCAACAAGCGCCTTTAGATTGTTAATATTTTCATCATCTATTTCTGCTGGCTGCTGTACTGTTACCGAAGGGAATATCAAAACTTCTTCGCCTTGGAACTTATCTCGTATCGCAGGCGCAATTTCTGTTTCTTGTCCTGTTGTTGGATCTATATATCTATGTATGACTATTCCTGTTTTAGATCTAGCAATCCTTCGTCCTAAATCACTGTTTTCAGCAACTGTATATGTAACAATGTTTGGTGTAAAAATGTAGTTACCATTTTGTTTTTCAGGTGTATTAAAATATAACAAATCGCCTTTAAAAAATCCTATTAAATCAGATGGCACTGCTTTTTCATATTCGTCAAAAATGTCAGCCATATTACCTGCTAGTTGTCTATAACCTTCTGGATCATTTTGTGCGCCGGGCCGGGCCATAAACATTGCCGCCACATCTTTTGCTGACTTTGCTTTTCCGTCATATCCTTTGGCTCCAAATCCTGATTTGTCTGTGAGTATAAACTCTCCATTTTCATCGCGGCCAAAAATGATTGCGGGAGATCCGTCCCATTTAATAGTGACATTTGTGTGTTGACCTTTCTCTAAATTTAATAAACTATCCAATGCTCTAACAGCACCTTTAGATCCTTCCCAGAAAACAATATCTTCAGCATGCTGTATGCGAGCTTCTGCTTCATTTAACTGTATTTTTGATTCTACTAACTTTATTTCTCTATAACGCATTATGCTAGTCCTGTAACTTGTGCTCCTAGAGATGCAACACTTACACCGCCAAATGTGCTTATGTCATAGTCCCAATACCTATTTGGTCCTGTGTCAACATGAAGCACATTAGATCCAAAACCAAATCCACTAAAGCCAGCACGTCTTGCTGCCTGTACCAATCTTAGTTTATCGTTGTCACGCATACCACTAATATTTAGATCTAAAGCCCTTCCGTGGAAGTGCTGGCTTCCTGGTGTGTTTGTTTCTCTACTTGTACCTGCCCTGGCAATGGCATCATTTATCCCTACTTCTCTACCAAACAGTCTAACCATTTCTCTATAAGGTCCTGCTAGAGTTGCATCCATGTTAGCTTCTGCATCTCTAGACGTCATACGGCTTTGGCTACCGTCCAGGGTAAACAACGCACCGGAACTAGTTGGTCTTGTAAACTCGCTTGATGGACTATCTTGTCTTCCACCTCTAGGTCTATTTGATGATGAGTTACTACTGCCTCTAAACGGTCTAGCAGGTTGCAGCTCTCCTCTTCCTAATTTTTCAATAGCTTGTAAACTAGGTTCTCCAAATACATCACCACCACCTGGAATATTATAATCACTTTTGAAGGCAGCAACAGCCCTTGCAGTGTTAGATCCATACTTACCGTCTACTCCTGTTGGGCCTACATCATATCCCAGTACACTAAGGATGTGTTGTACTTGAGAAACTTGTTCTTTTTCCTCTTCTGGATATTCTCCAGCATTGTGTTTGCGTAACTCTTCAGATAAAGCTAGTGACTCGCATAGACTTTTTAGATAAAATAAGCTTTCATTTGTTCTGAATTCTTCAAATCTCATTTTATCCCTGCCAAGTCTTTAATTCTTGCTAGTTCGTTGTCTGCTTGACTTCTAAGTTCGGGAGGAACGCCTATGTCTTGGACCTGCGCATTTTGTGCAAAGCTATCTAATATCCTTTGAGTAAGTTCTTCAGGATAGTTCTTCTCCATTGCAAGTTTTAGACTTTCGTAACTGTTTAGATCTTTAACATTATCTAGTCCTAGTGCTTGTGCAACTTCGTTGCCGTCTGTGATTGGGTCGCCTATAACAGTATCAATATTTGCTTTTGTGTAGCCTTGGCCGTTTGCTTTAGGCTTAGGTTTTCTTTCTACACGTAGTAATCCGTTGTTGCCCCACTTCCATCTTGTCACAGAAACAGGACGTCCATCATCTATTGTTTCTTCAGACTTTTCTCTATCATAAAATGCAGCGATAGTTGAAATAAGAATATTTCTAAACACACCTTTGTATTGTGATTCTTCTCTACTGGGAGAATGGTAGTAAGTTCTTAACCAGTTAGGATCGCCGCCAGGCATAAAATCAACCTGTACTTTACCTGTGCGTGGGCCATGTTTTGGATCATTGCTTTTCTTTGTAGCATCATAGCCTACTATCATCACACTAGATAATATTAAACCACCTTTTGGTTCGTGAGCAATAATAACAGGAGAGGCAGCAACTTTTTGTTTAAGTTCTTCGAATTCTTGTGGACTGCGTATTTGTACAGCAACATCAATGTCGCCGGAAAATTCTTTCTTGCCTACGCTACCAAGCACCCAATTTTGAAGATCCATTCCTAAACTTTGTTCTAATCTAGCAAGGGTAGGTTTAATTTCGTCAATATGTATCGGGCCTACTCCAGGCATGTGTGGAATATCTGCTTCGAAGAATTTAGTCATTATTTCTACTCTCTATAACTTTGGTCATGCCTCGTTTAAATTTACGAGGGTCGCCGCTCTTGATACTGTTTAAAAAACGTCTTTCTAACTCACTTGCTGTAGTATCGTCGTAAGTTGCCTGGATTCTGT